AAGTGGTCAGAAAGAAAGATGCAATGGACTGCACCATCAGGTGCTAGACTATGGATGTCTTACCTAGATAGAGATGACGATGTACTACGTTATCAAGGTTTGGCATTTAGTTGGATTGGCTTTGACGAATTGACACAGTGGGCAAGCCCTTATGCTTGGAACTACATGCGTTCTCGTTTACGTTCTACTGCACCAGACTTGCCAATTTATATGAGGGCTACGACCAACCCCGGCGGCAGAGGTCATCATTGGGTTAAGAAAACATTTATTGACCCCGCCCCTTACAACAGAGCCTACGATGCAACAGACACAGAAACAGGAGAAGTCCTTAGATACCCAGCAGGACATAGCAAAGCTGGAAAACCTTTATTTAAACGGCGATTTATACCAGCAAGACTTTCTGACAATCCTTACCTTGCGGAGTCAGGTGATTACGAAGCCATGCTCCTTTCCATGCCAGAGCAACAAAGAAGGCAACTTCTTGAAGGCGATTGGGACATCAAAGAAGGGGCCGCCTTTACTGAGTTTGATAGGGCTATTCATGTTGTTGAGCCTTTCGATATTCCTAATAACTGGGTTAAGTTTCGTGCTTGCGATTACGGCTACGGTAGCCACACTGGTGTTGTTTGGTTTGCCGTTGCGCCTAATGAGCAACTTATCGTATATCGAGAACTATACGTTTCTAAAGTCCTTGCCTCAGATTTGGCAGATATAATCTTAGAGGCAGAAGCAGGCGATGGAACTATTAAGTATGGTGTTTTGGATAGCAGTCTTTGGCATAAGCGTGGGGACACTGGCCCTTCTCTTGCTGAACAAATGATCCAACGAGGTTGCCGCTGGCGACCCTCAGACAGAAGTAAAGGTAGTCGTGTAGCTGGTAAAAACGAAATACACAGACGACTACAGGTAGATGAATTTACAGAGGAGCCTAGACTTGTTTTCTTTAATAACTGCACAAACATCGTTGCCCAGCTACCGTCCATTCCTTTGGACAAGAAAAATCCAGAAGATATCGACACACATTCGGAAGATCACTTGTATGATGCGTTAAGATATGGTATAATGTCCAGACCAAGATTTAGTATATGGGACTATGATCCTGCAGGAAATCAGGGTGGCGGTATGCGAGTAGCAGACAGTACATTTGGATACTAAGGAAAAGTAATATGAATGATGATGAAATTATGATTGAAGACGATGCTATTGCATTAGAAGACACAGATGATACTACTGTAGTAGATGCTGACGTATCTTCTATTATTCCATTCATCATGGAACGCTACAATCGTTCTGAAGATTACCGTAATCAAGATGAGGATCGTTGGCTACGTGCATATCGTAACTATCGTGGTTTGTATAGTCCAGAGGTACAGTTTACTGAAGCTGAAAAATCTCGTGTATTTATTAAAGTAACTAAGACTAAAACACTAGCCGCTTATGGTTCTATTGTAGATGTTTTGTTTGCTAATCACAGGTTCCCTCTTTCTGTTGAACCTACTGAATTGCCAGAAGGTGTATTAGAAGATGTACACTTTGATCCAAAAGAACCAGAGCAAATGCAGAGTGATCCGAATGTAAGTCCTTATGGATTTGCAGGAGATGGTAATGATTTAGAACCGGGTGCTACAGCAAAGACGTTACAAGAAAAACTTGGCGTAATGCAAAATAAACTTGAGCCTATTCAGGATAAACTGAAAGAAGGACCGGGTAGGACACCTACAGCTATTGCATTTAGTCCTGCAATGATTGCAGCTAAGAAGATGCAGAAGAAGATACACGATCAACTAGAGGAGTCCGGTGCTAACAAACACCTACGTAACTCTTCGTTTGAGATGGCTTTGTTTGGAACAGGCGTAATGAAAGGCCCGTTTGCTATTGATAAAGAGTATCCTAATTGGGATGAGGATGGTAACTATGATCCACTATTTAAAACAGTACCGCAAGTATCTCATGTATCAGTTTGGAATTTTTATCCTGACCCAGATGCAAATAACATGGATGAGGCGCAGTATGTAATTGAACGTCACAAGATGTCACGTACACAATTACGTAATCTCAAGAAGCGTCCGTACTTCCGTGGTAATGTAATTGATGAAGCCATTAGCATGGGCGAGAACTATAGTAAAAAGTATTGGGAAGATGACTTATCTGACTATGCTCCAGAGCATGGCATTGATCGTTTTGAAGTACTTGAGTATTGGGGCATGGTTGATGTCGAGATGCTTGAGGATCAAAACGTAGACATTCCAAAGGAGTTACAGGACTTTGATGAACTACAAGCTAACGTATGGGTATGTAATGGTAAACTATTGCGCATGGTGCTTAACCCATTTAAGCCTAGCCGCATTCCTTATCATGCTGCGCCTTATGAACTAAATCCCTATTCATTCTTTGGTGTAGGTATCGCTGAGAACATGGATGATACGCAGACACTGATGAATGGCTTTATGCGTATGGCGGTAGACAATGCTGTATTGTCCGGTAACTTGATTGTAGAAGTAGACGAAACTAATCTAGTACCGGGTCAAGACTTGTCATTGTATCCCGGCAAGATATTCCGTAGACAAGGTGGCGCACCGGGCCAAGCAATCTTTGGTACTAAGTTCCCCAATGTCTCACAAGAGAACATGATGCTCTTTGATAAGGCACGGCAGCTTGCTGACGAAAGCACGGGCTTGCCATCCTTTGCACATGGGCAGACAGGTGTATCTGGTGTAGGCCGTACAGCATCCGGTATCTCTATGCTAATGGGTGCTGCATCAGGTGGCACTAAGACTGTTATCAAGAACGTAGATGATTATCTCCTTCGTCCTTTAGGCGAAGGTTTCTTTCGTTTTAATATGCAGTTTGACTTTGATCCAGAAATCAAAGGAGACTTAGAAGTTAAAGCACGTGGTACTGAAAGCCTAATGGCTAATGAAGTACGCAGTCAACGGCTCATGCAATTCTTGCAAATTGCAAGCAGCCCAGCACTAGCACCTTTTGCTAAGTTCCAGTATGTAATCCGTGAGATTGCAAAGTCAATGGACTTAGACCCCGACAAAGTAACTAACAATATGGACGAAGCAGCCCTTCAAGCAGAGATTATGAAAGGGTTCCAACAGCCAGCAGGACCAGAGCAAGGCGGTATGACACCACCTGCGGGTGCTGATGCAATGGACCCTACTGGTGCAGGTGGCGGCTCAATGGGCGTAGGACAGACTCCTGTGCCGGGTGAACAAGGATTTAGTGCGAATGGACAAGGAAATACTCAGCAAGCTGAAGCCGCTGGTCAGCAACAACCGCCAATGGGACCACTTCAGTAAATACTTAGATGTGCTGATTGAACAGCAGCATCGTACATTAGAGCAAGGCGATAGTACTATTTTAATGCATCGTGCGCAAGGTGCAATAGCTGTACTACGCAATATCAAAACTTTAAGGGACGCTATCAATGGCTAGACGTATGGCAGAACAAATGGAACTCTTTGAGCCTGTAGAACGTGGGTTCGATGAAGGCGGTCTTATGGACGAAGGCGGTACAGTAGACCCTGTATCTGGTAATGATGTACCACCCGGTTCTACACAAGAAGAAGTTCGTGATGACATTCCTGCTCAACTAAGTGAGGGTGAATTTGTTTTTCCTGCAGACGTAGTGCGTTACATTGGCCTTGAGAACTTGATGCGTATGCGCCAAGAAGCAAAGCAAGGCTTGGCTCAGATGGATGCTATGGGTCAGATGGGTAATAGTGAAGAAGCTACTGTAGAAGATAACTTGCCATTTGATATGTATGACCTTGACGTAGAAGATGATGATCAAAGAAACTTTAATGTTGGTGGTTACGTAGCACCTACTGTTCCTACTAACCCTTATAGTCAGCCGGGTCAGGTAAATCCACAGACAGGTACATATACACTTCCGGGTACAGGCATTGCCGGTTATCAAACGCCAACAGGTGGACAGACAGGCTACACACCTTATGGTGGAGCCGCACCTTACTTTCAACCAGTACAGTTTACAGGGCCACAGTTTCAAACAGCGACACAAACAACTAACCTACCTACCTTTGCAGAAACAGTAGGTGGTAGCCCCGGTCAGTATGACGAACTAAGAACTTATGTAAATGATGCTGGTCAAATTTTACAGATACCATTTAAAGATGGTCAGCCTATTTATCCAATTCCTGAAGGGTATCGTCCGCAAGGAGACCAACCAACTGCAGAACAACCTACTACCCCCGTTACTACTACTACAATAACAGACCAAGGTGATGGCGGTGGAGACAGTCCCGATTACGGTGGTGGAACATCCTTACTGACAGGAGAAAAAATAGCAGGATATTCACCAGAAGAAATTAAATCAGGTGTAGCTTCCGCTAAAGATAGATATGCTATTGATGGAAATCGGGGTTTTGATTTACTTAATATTATTCCCGGTGGTTCTTTCATTAAATCTTTAATGTCGGACAGCGTATCTGCTACTATATTTGGTGAAGACCCTACATATACAGGGAGACCTGATGATGCGTTAATGGATAAACAGCGAACAGCAAGAGAAGAATTACAACAGTCTTTGGGTACTAGAATTACAGGATATGTAGGTTTTCAAAAAGGAGACTTGGACCCTAACTCTGGTGGTTTTTTTGATAAAAACGGTATTGCGGTAGATCCAAGAACAGGTGATCAAACTAAAAACGAATCTGGTACTATGAATTACTCTTCTCTTAGTGATTGGAAAGAAGCGTTTGCTGCAGGAACAAAATCGGGTTGGCGTGGTGGTAAATTAGGTAAAGAGTCATATTCTAAATTAAGCGATAAAGCTAAAAATAACTATAATAAATTTGCTGAAATCATGGATTATAAAGATCACACTCCTGATTATACTTCAGATGATGGTCAAAAAGCACCTTCCGGTGGATACGCAGGATATAGTGGTGAAGACGTTGAAGCATCATATGATCCGGGCAATGATAATGACAGTGCTAGCGATAATAACAATGACGGCGGTGGTGGTCAAAGTGCTAGTGATACCAGCGATGGTGGCGGCGGCGGCATGGGCGGCGGCTTTGGTAGTCAAGACGATGGCTTCGGCGGTGGTGACTAAACAAGCTGCGTAAGAGGCTTACTTAAATCTTACAATCAGTTGGCTACTCACTCCCCACACCCGACAGTGTGGCTACAGCGGCCCCAACAAAAGGAAATACAATGAACGATACAATTATGGCAGAAGAAATGCAAGCACCAAAGAAAGTTGCATTTGCTAATCGTAAATACACTAATGAAGAAAAACGCAAGATTGAAGAAGAAGAACTAGAAAAGCTAATGCAGGAACAGAAGGGTGAAGTAGAGCAAGAAGTTGCTGAACCGGAAGAAGTTGAACCTACTACAGCAGAAGAGAAAACCTTTAAGAAGCGTTACTCTGACTTACGCCGACATCAGCAGAAACAAGCTGAAGAGTTTAAGGCTGAACTAGATGCAATGAAACGGCAGCTTGAGTCAGCCACTAAAAAAGAAATGAAGCTACCCAAGTCGGATGAGGACATTGAAACATGGGCAGCAGAATATCCA